GCCACTCATCTAGGGAAGCAGCTTCCCAGATGGGGTAAAAGTGCAGTCCAATAGCATTGGACGAAGGAATCACAGCACCAGAGATGATGTTGTTTCCGTACATGAGTGAACCAGAAACGGGTTCACGGATTCCATCAATGTCCACAGGAGGAGCACCGATGAAGGCGATGATGAAACAAGTCGTAGCAGCAAGCAGGCAAGGAATCATCAGAACTCCAAACCAACCGACATAAAGACGATTATCGGTTGATGTAACCCAGTTGCAGAATTGTTCCCAAGTATTCGATTGTTGTTGACGTGAAATTGTAGCAGTCATTTTTTAGCAAGTAGTAAGACCATCAGGGAAATGGTGGAGATACTATGCTCCCAGCACCCTTAGCTGGGATATGAGAGACGTAATTTATACACCCATAGGTCTCGGTTAACGGGTGTTTAACAATGTTACGGAATGTTTAGGTTTCGTAACATTTGTTTACCTATTTATCATACTACGGTCTGCTTCTGGTGTCAAGGGGTTAGTCCAAATCAATATCCGTAAGTCCCTTTATGAGTATTCCAATTTGATGTAATATCAGACGCTGACAATACAGAACTCCAAATTTGTACTTGAGATATTGTTCCAGTAAAGTTATTTTGATTTGCATCACCAATTCTCAAAATAGATGATGCGGTTAATGAAGAAGTGTTTGTTCCTGTAGTAGAATCTTCTAAAGAACTATTAATATAAAGTTTTATGTTTCCTGTGCTTTTTTGCCTTGTTGCTGTAATATAAAACCAACTTCCAGTATTACATAAAGTCGTTGATCTTATAGTAGTGTCTGGACTACCTATTCCAAAAAGAACTTTTCCACCACCAACAGACAAACCAAAATCAGTTGTACTCCCACCAACTTCAGCATCAACTAAAGCACCAGCACCCCACCATTGATTGTTTGGATCTCCACCTGACCAAGTAGTTTTAAACCAACAAGCAATAGTAAAGTCATCAGCAATTGGTCTGGTCATAGTAGCACGATCATCGCTACCATCAAATGAAAAAGACTTTGGTGCAGTGTTATTAAATGTTGGACCATTGAGTAAAGTAGCATTATAAGTAGTTGGATTTCCTGCTACATCAAACCAAGTTGTTCCAGATCCACTGTAAGAACTAGAATTTGTTGCATCAAGTAATGTAACTAAATTTGTAGAAATAAATGTTGAATATGTGATAGTTGAATTGAGTGCATTATTACCTCTGTTACCAGCATTATATGATGCAGTACTTGATATACCTATAGTTACATTAGAATTTGATGGACTTGGAGTAATTACTAATGTATATTGGGATGTGCTTATACCAGTGAAAGTTCCTTTTATCCCGTTTGTAACAGTAATATCTGAAGAGGTAAAATCAGCAACATTTTGACTAAATGTAAAAGTTGTAGTAAAAGCAATACCACTATGACCAGATGGAGATAACGTAAGAACAGAATCTGTAGGAGTTATTGGACCAGTCCAAGAGGAATAATTGGTGCTTATTTCGGCATCAGAGAGTGCTCTATCATACATTCTTATACCTTTCACATATGCATTCACTGGCCAAGTAAATGAAGCATTTGAAGGATCAAAAACCATCAAACGCATTGGTGCAGTATTACTATGAAATGCTTTTCCCGAAGCACTTGTAAAAACTAAAGAACCATCAATATACATTTTTGCAACACTACCATCATAGGTAAAACCATATTGATGATAAGAATTAAGATAGTTTGATGGAGTTGGTAATGTATAAGCATCTGTTGATTCTGAAAAATTACCTCCACCCTGAGTTCCTAAAACAAGTGTAACAACTCCACTACTTTCTTTAAATCCAAAACTACAACTTTGGTTATTTGGTGAAGTTTTACTCGTTAAAAATGCTATTTGACCTGTTCTCCAAGCATTCATTTTTACATAACATTCAAATGTCTTAGCACTTGTTCCTTCTGGAATCCACGCAGCATCATTTATAAAGACATAATCATTTGTCCCATCAAATAAAAATTCTTTATTTGGATCAGAAAACGTTGGACTATTAACTAGTGTAAAATCACGATCATTAACTGTAGTATCAAACCATGTTGTACCACTTCCAGAATATGAACTAGAATTTCTAGCATCTAATTCAAATAGTAGACCACTTGATGTTGGATTTGCAACTCCTGCAGATTGTAAAAAGTTTGCTAATCCAATAGGACCGCTAGATGGGGCATTTCCTCTACCATAATATTCATTTAATCCAATAGGAGTAGATCCACCATACTCCAATTGAAGATTCATTAAACTAATTGAATTTGGAGAAATTGGTAATGTCATTAATTCAAACCACCTTTTTCTTTAATTCATCAATTTGTTTTTGCTGTTCTTTAATTGCTTCAATTAAAAGTGCTACTATGTTTCCATATGATACTGTTTTAATTCCATCTTCACTTTGCCCAACAACTTCTGGCAACACTTGTTCTATTTCTTGAGCAATTACACCAGCATGTCTCTTTTCCTTATCCGCTAAATCTTTTCTTACAAATGTTACTCCTCTAATTTTATTTAATTTTTCTATTGCGTTTTCAATAACTTCAATATCATCTTTAATTGAAACATCAGAATAAGCAATTACATTTCCTGTAGCAGTTAAATCACCCGTACTAGCATTAAATGTAAATGCTGTTGCTGTTGTCCTTACACTTGCGGTTTGATTAGATCCTGCTGCAGCAACAAACACAGGATAAAAAGTAGTATTATCAGTAGTATTTGTTGCGTTAATTGTAGTAGATGGTCCTGTTGAACCTTGGATTCCCTGTGTTCCTGTCGTACCCTGAGTTCCAGTAATCCCCTGAATACCTTGAGATCCTGTAGTTCCCTGAGCACCGGTAGTTCCTTGTGTTCCTGTCGTACCCTGAGTTCCAGTAATCCCCTGAATACCTTGAGTACCAGTAGTTCCTTGAGCACCGGTAGTTCCTTGTGTTCCTGTCGTACCCTGAGTTCCTGTGGCTCCTTGAGCACCAGTTATACCTTGAATACCTTGAGTACCAGTAGTTCCTTGAGCACCAGTTATACCTTGAATACCTTGAGTACCAGTAGTTCCTTGAGTACCAGTGGTCCCTTGTATACCTTGAGTACCAGTAGTTCCTTGTGCTCCTGTTGTACCTTGAGTTCCAGTGGTCCCTTGTATACCTTGAGTTCCAGTGGTCCCTTGTATACCTTGAGTACCAGTAGTTCCTTGCGATCCTACAGTTCCCTGAGCCCCTGTTGTACCTTGAGTACCAGTAGTTCCTTGAGCCCCTGTTGTACCTTGAGTACCAGTAGTTCCCTGAACACCCAATATACCTTGAATTCCCTGAATTCCAGCAGCGTAAGGAGCAGTCCAAGAAACACCAGTACCAATAGAAACAAGAATGCTACCAGCAACTCCAACAGTGTTATTAATATCCTTAATACTTGAATCTAGTTCAAGAACACCTGCGATAGTTGCGATGCCAGAAACATTAATACCTTGACTCAGATTAATTTGAGTTCCCTGAAGGTTTGATATTGTCAGTAAATTTTGACCTGGATTATAAAGTAAAGCAGTATCAATATAAAGAGAAGTATAACCAATTCCAGATTCAAATGGAATGTAATAAACATTGTCATCACTAGCTTGTGGTAAAATATTAATGTATTCTGCGTTTGTTGAACTAGAAGAATTACCACTAAAAGATGTTGCGGTTATAATTCCAGAAGCATTAATATTCCTAACAAATGCTAAATCATTTTGAGTAAATTGAACATTACCAGATGCCAATCTGGTTCCTACTGGAAACTGAGTTGATCCAATACCAACACCATAATTAAACAACCAAGCATCAGTACCTAAACCTCCCCAAGTACCTTGCTTAACCCACATAATCTGCTTGTAGGTATCGGGAAGTGTATTAATACCTACAGCATTTAATGCTACTAAAGGGTTACCTTCTGTTGAAGCAATAGCGATACCACCATGATTCGCACTACTATCACTAGGTAGTGTAGTTGTACTAAATCCAAGAACAATATCTCTATCTTCTACTCTAAGTTCTGTAGCATTGATATAAACAGAAGTACCACCAATTGTTATATTATTTTGAACGTTTAAATCATAAACACTTAATTGAGTTCCATCAAAGGTAAAATTACTTGATCCAGTTGGTTCATTACTACCATTTTTGTAAACAACTTCATAAGATAATCCTGCTACTGGACCAGAAACACCTTGAGTGCCTTGAATTCCTTGAGTACCTTGAATTCCTTGAGTTCCTTGAGTTCCCTGAAGACCTTGTGTTCCTTGAGTTCCTTGAGTTCCCTGAAGACCTTGTGTTCCTTGTGTTCCTTGTAGTCCCTGAAGACCTTGAGTTCCTTGAGTTCCTTGAGTTCCCTGAAGACCTTGTGTTCCTTGTAGTCCCTGAAGACCTTGAGTTCCTTGAGTTCCTTGAGTTCCCTGAAGACCTTGTGTTCCTTGAGCACCAGTTATACCTTGAATACCTTGAGTACCAGTAGTTCCTTGAGCACCAGTTATACCTTGAATACCTTGAGTACCAGTAGTTCCTTGTGCTCCTGTTGTACCTTGAGTACCTTGAAGACCCTGTAAACCTTGAGTTCCTTGAGTACCTTGAGTACCTTGAAGACCCTGTAAACCTTGAAGTCCTTGAGTACCTTGAAGACCCTGTAAACCTTGAAGTCCTTGAGTACCTTGAAGACCCTGTAAACCTTGAGTTCCTTGAGTACCTTGAAGACCCTGTAAACCTTGAGTTCCTTGAGTTCCTTGAGTACCTTGTGTTCCTTGAACACCTTGACTACCAGTAGTACCTTGTATACCTGTAACACCTTGAGAACCCGTAGTTCCTTGTGTACCAGCACCTGTAGCACCTTGAACACCTGTAGTTCCTTGAGTTCCAGTTGCTCCTTGTATACCAACAATCCCTTGTATTCCAATAGTTCCTTGTGTACCTTGAGCACCTGTAGCTCCAATAGGAGATCCATTAACATGGAAAGCAGTAGCACTAATAATGCCACTACTCCCATTAATTGTAACTCCAGTACCAACAATAATACGATTACTATTTCCATCTAAAGTAATAGAGGAAGATCCAATAGTAACAATACCAGTTACTCTAACATCACCTTCAACATATAACTTATATCCATCTTTAGCAGTTGTACCAATACCAACATTTTTAATGGTATTAATTCCAACAGAGTCTACTGACCAAGTACCAGCAGATCCAACAACTCCACCTGATACCGTTTCAAATATGAACTTACCTACAGAATGATCGTACTTAAGAAATTTGCCGTCATATACAGAAGCATTCGTAGCAATACCAACAATATCGTCAAGATACTTTAACTGAGTTTCTCCGCCGCCGCCAAGTGTAGATAGTTGCTGCTGAATACGATTAATGAATAAAGTGTAATGTTTATTCAAATCTTCAACACTCACAAGTGGTGTTAAAGGATCACTATTTTTTGTTTCGGGTGGTTCGTTTAAAAGACCTTCTTGTATCTGATCATAGATTTTTAGAACCTTTGAAATCTTGTCTTTAATTTCTGGTAAATTTAGTAACGTAGATTCAGAAATTTCTTGGAAGACCTGATCTCGTACTTCAATTAGTTCTTTATTACTTTGAGAAATATAACTCTCAACATTGTTTAAAGACTTGTGATATTGCTCTTCATCTTCTTCTAACTCTTCAATTTTAACATCAGAGTCAGCAGCAAAAGATTTTCTCCAATGATATAAATTCTCTTCTTCTACTTGAACATCTACTTCTACTTCATCATATATTTTTGGTAACTTTTCTACAACAGATTCCTTAACAACAAAAACTTCAGAGTCACTTTCACCTTCAAGGACTCCTGTGTTTTTAAGTTCTTCATCAAGTTCCTTTATCTTGTTATCTAAATCTTTTGAGGGTTTAGAATACTTGATAGTTTTCTTAAAAATTCCCATTAATTATGAATAGTTTTTTTCCTTATCAAGTATTTATTATACCCTATATTCTTCTATTTTATCAAGCACCTTGTTCAGGTATTGATGTGCTAACCACTTTGGATCATGTCCAGATTTATCCATCCACTCCTTATCCAAGTCTGCCTTTAATTTAATAACCTCACACTTTATAATATCCTTAGTCAGTTGTCCTCTGGGCATATACAAAAAAACTCTGCCTCTTATTTAGAGACAGAGTTGGGTATTATTACTTATTCTATCAAACTGGTGCGGTTTCCCTCACAGTTGACTTTACATATTCTAGAACATTTTCAGGTGTCGATACTTCGTATGGGTCGGTGTCTGCGTTGTCACGGAAACCGTCTTCAAGGAATAGTTTCTCGATGACTCCGTTATCCACAACCGCAGCATAACGCCAAGAACGCTGACCGAAACCAAGGTTAGACTTGTTGACCAGATAACCCATACTTCTGGTGAAATAGGCATTTCCATCGGGGATAAGTTTTACTTTTTCAATATTTTGATCTTGTGCCCAGGCATTCATGACAAAGCCGTCATTAACAGAAAGGCAGTAAATAGCGTCAATGCCAAGAGCAGCAAATTCATCGTAGTTCTCCTCGAATCCTGGAAGTTGATAGGCACTACAAGTAGGAGTGAATGCACCAGGCAGACTGAAAATTACTACTCGCTTATTATCAAACAGTTCGGAAGTGGTGCGAGTTACAAACTCACCATTCTCACGAAATACAAAAGATACTTGTGGGACTTGATATTGTTCTTTACGCATTTTAACCTCCATCACCATACACCGGGAATTACTTGACCCGTCAGGGCATAAGATCCCATTGCGGCAACGATACCGATCATTGCTGCCCAACCATTAATGCGTTCTGCTCTTTCGTTCATTGTTTTTCTCCTAAAATTAAAGGTTTTCTTCTTGTTCGGTAAGAATCACACAATCGCTAGTGGGATAAGCGGTACATGTAAGAATCCAACCGTCTGCTACTTGATCATCATCAAGGAATGACTGCTCTTCATTATCTACGGTTCCTTCTACGAGTTTACCAGCACAGGCGGAGCAAGCACCAGCACGGCACGACGCAGGAAGGTCAATACCCGCCTCTTCTGCCGCTTCAAGAATATACTGATCGCTCGCACACTGAATGGTAGTCTCGGAACCGTCGGGAGAGCGGAGAGTAACATTATAGGTCATAGGTAAAAATACTTAAAAAATACCAAAGAACAGTTTACCAGTAAATGCGTAAGAAATCAAGGCTGCTACGAAACCCATCATCGCAGTGCGACCATTGAGACGCTCTGCTTTCTCGGCATATGGTTCAATACCATAACGCTCAAGATCTTCCTTTGTCATGTACATGGAAGGTTCTTTAGCAAACATATTCATTTGCCCGAACTCATTTTTAGTTACAGTCATTGTTACATTCATTAAGAATTGTTACACAATTATATAGCAAAAATAAAGAGGGGTCAAGCCCCTCTTGTTACGGTTTTCACACAAGGTAAGTATAAATGCTTACTGATTGGGTTGAGAAGGTTCTGTAACTCTTCCCAGATAAGGATCATATGCCATCAAATCATCTATCTTCATGTTTGGTCCCTGCTGTTCCCAATAGTTTCTCAATCCATCATGACTAGCACGGTGGAAAATATCAATGTGCTCTGGGTGAATTGAAGATCCCAACTGAATCTTATACAATAAAAGTGGTATGGCATAAGTGTTTCCAGAATTATAAATCAAATCATCGGCAACTGCTCTGGGTTTCACACCATTATCAAGTTTATATTTGCCATCTCTAATATGATGTTTAATAATTTTCTCTGCGTGATGCCGAGTAATCATATAACAAGCAGTAGAGAAGTCATTAATAAATCTACGATGAAGTTTTACATGAAGATCTCCTGTGCAGATAATTGCCAACTGAACCACATCCCAATCATAAGGAAGTTTAGAGGCAAATTGTGTCCAGGTAAAATCCCAAAAACGAACAGTATCTAAATCAACATCATCCTCCATGAAAATAGCATAAGGACTATCCGAAGTATCCATCCAGTGTTTAATTGCCTTAAGATGAGAGGTTGTACATCCAATCTCTCCAGAAGTCATGTCTTCTGGATATCTACCTTTAATAATGTCGCTTAAATCATCATCTCTACCATCATAAGCAGAGATGCGTTCATAGTTTTCTACCTCCCAATACTTGAGTTGATCCTCCATATATTGTCTTCTCTCTGATTGTCCGTCCAGATTAAGATAATATACAGGTCCAAAGTTTTTGAGTTTATATGCTGATTTGTTTCTATCCATTAGATAATAGTCCAGGTTTCAGGAATTAAATCTTTTGTTTCTTTATCGGCGTTATTAGGACCAAACCACTTTGATGGTGCGATGACCTGTTCACTCTTTGCCAACCAGGCACCCCACCAGGAGAACGATGAATTGGCAATGATGTGTGATGTACAAAAAGTCATCAGGCACAAATCAATCTTATTGTCTCCAGATTCTGATACAAGGAACCGATCGTCCGAGAACAGTTCTTGCTCCTGACACCATTCAGGATCATCAGAGAAGACAATGACTTGTCTTCCGTCAAAATGCTTTAGTGCTTCTTCATAGTATTCAAGAGACAGATTATGATGATTCGCATTATTTGTCAAGTAGTCCGTGCGACGAACATGAAGAGATACTGGATTGTCAAAACCTTCTGCGATCTCTTTACAAGGTTCTAGAATATGATCTCTGAATACAAAGTCTTCTCTAATAGAATCTTCTATATGTTTAAAGTATTTTTCTGATTGAAAATATCCAAACAATGAAATATCATTTGGACACTGATCAAACAAGAGTTGATCAAAATGAAAGAATCGTTCTTGAGCAATAGGAGCATTGCCACCATCCAAATACTTGACATTTGATCTGGGTAGATTTGGTAGATCAAAGAGTTCAAACAACTGATGAGATCTCCACTCATCCTCAAATTTAGAAGGTGGAATCCCAAAGTCATATCCTCTACGGGCAGCAATACCACGCAGAGAAGCATACTGGAACATTTGATTGCCCAGTCTACCCAAATGTCCTAGATGATTAAATGCCAGCATCTTTAAATCTCCGTGCCAAGTATTCCTGTTGATTCATATATTGTACAATCGTTTCTTTGTTCTGTTCTCTCAACCATTGCCATAGATTATGATTATCCATAAACTTTGGATTGTGATAATGAGAGTTATGAGTTCTTCCGTGTTCAAAATGCCAGATCCAATCGTTCACTCTGCCGACTCTATATCCAAGAGCATTAAAACGGAAATAGAACTCACAGTCTTCGGCACCCCATGATAGAAAATTTTCATTCCACATTCCACCAGCAATGACTTTTTCTCTGGAATAGAACTGTGTCCAACCAATCGTAGAAGATTCTGTTCTACATCTGGTCTCAATGACCCTCATATCAAATCCACTTTCAAGAAATGATTGAAAGACTTCCATTGGATAGTCTACCTGATACTGATAAACTCCACAACCATAAGGATAGATTACATCTGCTTCACCATTTAGGATCGTCTGATATGCCTGTTGATGACTACTGACAGGATAGATTACATCAACATCATGGCTACAAACTACTTTTGTTTCTGCCAGAAGAATCAGATCATTGAGAATCCGAGTCTTATGAAACAAGTGAGCATCACTTTGTTCAAAAATATATTGAAGATTATCAGTGCTCACATATTTTTTAATCTCTGGGATCGCACGAAACTTAAATGTTTCTCTCTCACTGACTTCCTTTACAATTACTTTTGCCTCTGGAAAGTTCTTAAGAAGATAAGTTACAGAAGTAATGATATTTTTTAAACGATCTTCTGATTCAATCCTTGTGGGAATAATATAAGTCAAATCTTTCATAGTTGAATCCATCCCTCTGGAATTAGATCTGACATATTATAATTGGCATATGCAGAACCAAACCAGGTCTTCGGTGCGATGACTTTTCCACGACCATTTTGTAGCCAGGCACCCCACCAACTCATAGAACTGTTTGCGATGATTCCACCAGAAGACATACTCATCATACAGAGGTCATAGTAAGGAATAGGAGATCTAACTTTACCATCATTGGTATCTGATAGATGATTGTAAAGAGGATTCTCATCAGGAATCAAGAACCTATCATCAGTAAAGTTTTCTCTACACCAATCAAGGTCATCGGAAAATACAAAGACAGGAACATCGTCAGGAAACTCTGCCAATGCTTTCTGATAGTATTCAAGTGAACAAACAGGGTGGTATTGTGGTTGATTTAAATAATCACCCCGACGAACATGTAGGAAAATAAAATCCTTATATTGCTCGGTGATTTCTAAACAAGGTTCTTTGATGTCAGTCTTGAATTCAAAATCTTTACGAATAATATCTTCTGCGTTTTTGAAATATTTTTCTGTCTGAAAATAATCATGAAGATTCACATTATCTGGGCAATCTTCAAAGAACTTTTCATTAAACTCAAAACATCCTGTGGCAATGCTTTGGTATGGTGTAATACCAAAGTTCTCTTCTGTCACTGTTGACATTTCAAAGCACTCAAAAAGTCCATAGTTCGCATCACCATAAGAATTTGGTGGAGGAACTAACCAGGAATAATTGTGCTTTGCGGCAATACCACGAAGCCCAGCATATTGGAACATTTGATTTCCAAGTCTGCCATTTGATCCAAGACGATTATAACTAATTGCCATCAGTCTCCCCTCTCAATACGAATACTGTCTTCATCAAAGTGTTGTGTTGAAAATTCAAAAAGTTCTGTGTCCAATAAAGCAGTCATTTGATGTCTCAATCCCCTGTAAATATGAAACTTATCTCCAGGATTTAAAATGATTTCAATGGCATTACATATATCATCTTCATCACCATAAAGAAGTTTAATTTTTCCTGATTGAATATAAAAAACTTCGTCCTTAAGTTTGTGATAATGCCAAGAACACTTCTTTCCCTTTACAAAATAAAGGAGTTTCCCACAGTATTCTTCACAATTCACAATCCACTTTTCAAATCCCCATCCTTTGGGAACAAACTTAATCTCCGAAGAACTCATTAGCATTCATTCCTTTATCGTCAATGTAGTAATCACCAGAAGGTTTGCCTAGAACTAACTTGTGATACTTACAACCCCAACGGTCTAGTTGATGCTTTGTAAGTTCATAGAACATTCTTTTCGCTAGGTCAGCATTGTCGCCCGACCTACCCATACCTCTAGCGGTAAGATAAATGATTTGGTTTCCTTCATCATACAACTTATTTATTTTGGCAATCCTATCGGGTTTTGGAATACTGGTTTCATAATCACAATCATCTCTACACTCTGGTTTATCACAGATTGTACCGTCAATATCAACCACATACTTCATTCAAAACACCTCCGATAAGCATTCCAATAAGCAACAGTTTCTTTCGGAACAATCCAAATTGGTTACCAGATCCTGAACATTTCGGTCCTGATAAACAGATGCCTTATTATAAACAACACTCTTGGGGAAATAATGCTGAAGAACATATCCACCCCAAATGTCATCCATCCTACCAACATGAGGAAACACAGAATAGTAAGGAATAACTTCTCGTGCCAAGAAAGTATTCTGACTATTAAATGGTGAGATAGAAAGAGATCCATAAGGACCTTGAATCTTATCAAACTTTACGATAGGACGAATAGACAGTCTTGCCATCGCATCAATATCAGGATCACCATCCCACAGATCTGCCTGAACCAAAACTCTACGCTTGAGTTTGCCACCATAAGAAACCCTATCTCTGTAAGGAACCAGATCAATTGGATATCCACGATGCCAGACTTGATTGTGTTCTGTGACTGACAGTGGATCAAAGACTCCAAGATCAGTGTTGTAGAAGTCAATCTCTACAGTTTCACCCACAACAACATTAGTTCCCCAGCCATCATAAGGAATATTATCATCATCAACGGTCGCAACAATATCAGCACCACGATTGTATGCCTCAACAAATCCAATGTTACGGCGTTGAATAGATTTCCAACCAATTGTCTCACTCAACTCTGGATAGGTTTTCTCTTGATATTCTGGAGAGAGATAAATGCAGTTTAGATTTTCATACTCATAGTGTGGGGTTTTAGTATCCCCCACCACAATCAGAGTCCAATCCTCTTTTCTTGAATACTTGATCGTAGCAAGAGTAGGGGGATTGATAGTTGTCGTTACAATATACTTGTTCACATTAAATACTTTTCAACGAAGTGTTTTGTCGTGTAGTTATTCACTGCCTTATTATAAGCGTTTTCTCTCATAGAGTCAAACATATCATAATTATCAATCACATATCTCAATTGCCTATCAAGATCTGCCTCATCATCAAAATACATAAAGTCTTGATCTGGAGTAAAGAAGTGCTCAATCGGATTCCAAGGATCTCTCTGACACAGAATCACACATTTGGCAAATGCTGCTTCAAACATTCTTGATTTAATTTGAGGCATTGTTCCACGATCAATGTGCGTAAATGCTTTGTTCTCTTTACCTCTAGGAAAGTTGTAATAATTTTCTGCTGTTGCTGGATTAATATTACAAAGACCATGAACAACTGCTACTTTAGTTTCAGAAAGCATCTTTATCTTATCAGCATAAGAGCATCTAGGAACATTACCCATACTGTAATGACCAAATCTAAAATTGTATTTGGTAAAGACATTCTGAATGTAATCTTGCCAGGGCACTGCGTTTGGTAGACTTCCAAAATAAGATACATCTATTGTCTTTTCCCGCTCTTCTGGAATCCAATCTTCACTAAAGGGGAAGAACACAAAGGTTCTATTCTCAAACAATTCGGCAGTGTATGGGCACAGAGTCAAGATTTTATCTGCCTTTTCGTGAAGAACTGCTTTCGGTCCCTGAACTACACAAAAGTTTGGTTCTTCTAGCGTCAGAACAACCTTCTCCTTATCTTCATACTGACCAGAATATAAGTCACCATAAAAATCTGCCATAAACAAGTAGCAGTCTCTGGCAACATCCTCATACTTTTCAAAATTCAAATAGTATAAAGGATCTTCAGTAAGTCCGTTCTCTGGTCTCACAAAATTTAAAACTTTCATAGAACCTCATTAATATCTTCTTGAGTTAAAATATAAACTCCCATATGCTGAACTGATTTGGAAGCCAGATAAACTGCCTTTGGTATGGCAACATTTAAATCTCTAGTATGTAGATAAAAGTAGCAAAGTGTTGCCAGGAAAACATCTCCTGCTCCAGTCACATCAAACACATCCACTTGAGGAGAACGATAAACATAATCTTTCCACTTTGCTCCCAACTTACCCATTGTGACCACAAGTTCACAATTCTCTGGGAGACTCTTCATCTTGTTCTCCTCATCATTATTAATCTTGATGATCGCGTTGTTGAAATGTTTGAGATCTGGATTCTTACTGTCAACAAAGACAGGACCACCAAACTTTTCACATAAGACACTGATAGAATCAAGATCAAGAATACCCTTACAATAATCAGATATGACTACGGCATCATACTTTTTACAATCAGGTATTTCTACAGGATCTACTTGATGCCCAAGATCTTCTCTCAAAAGAAGTTGATTTGATTTTGTATCCACAAATCTTCTTTTGATTAATTGGTCTGGATCGTTGGTAACAAAATCAACATCCAAACCATAGGAAAGCAGATTCTCTCTGACATTTGCTGCCATTCCTGGACGAGTCTCTTCTGCTCTGTAATCAAACACAGGAACAGGTGCCTCCGCACATAACCTGTCGCAGACACCATAATGATAAATGTCCTTACAAGACTCACCGATAAGTAAGACCTTGTAATGTTCTTGTTGTTGAGTATTCTCCAACTCTGTCAAAAAACCGAACTGCCTTGGCATACTGTTCACCTACGACTTCTTTACCTTTCCAATCAGATCCTACAATCATTATATCAGGATTAATTGTTTTTATCAAATCCTCAAGTTCTTCTTTACTATTAAAGATGTGAACAACATCAATATAACGAATTGCTTGTAAAGTTTTAGCACGATCATCCTGACAAAAGATTGGTCTACCTTCTCCTTTCATTTGTGAGACTTTTTCATCAGAGTCAATCGCAACAATCAAATAATCACCTAGAGATCTGGCATACTCAAACAGTTGAATATGTCCTGGATGAAGAACATCAAAGCAACCATTCACAAAAATGATTTTCATTTCTCCCCCATCACCATAAATGAGTTATTCAGATCAACTCCAGAAACAAACACATTCTTATACCCACGGTCAACCATATAATCACGAATCATCTCTGGAACAAATACATGCTTATGCTTTCTGTTGTTCCAGGGTCTCCAATACTTCTGACTATAATCTGGAAGATAGAGGAAGAGAACTCCTCCATCTATAAGGCGTTCATACCAGTAGTTCATTGTCTCAACCCAATCGTCAACATGCTCAAGACAATGGCTAGAGAAAATATAATCAGGATCTCTTTCTGGAAGATGATTGGCATCCCAGTCATCATCAAAACTCAAATCAATAGGGGTAGATCCAGGAAAAGACCATTCGGGTTTCATACAACCAATATCATATCCAAATCCAGAACAAACATGTTTGGCAAATGGAATCGCAAATTGAGAGGCATTACCAATGGTCTGGAAATGAGGATATGTAGTTTCTTGATAGTTGATTGTTTTAATCATTGATATTGCCAGGGAAGATTAAATAAGTATCTTGTTTGCGACCAGTCACCCCAACGGTGATGAAGGAACATTGGTTTGTCTTTTACCTTGTCAAAGAGTTCAGAAGTCTCAAAAAGATAGTTCCAGGATGTTTCAATAAAGTTATATGCTGCTGCCTTTTCAATTACTTTACACCAGTCAAACAAAGAGTATCCTTCAATATGCTTTGCTTCAACGACTTGTGCTCCACCATAGTCAGCAGGATTCACAGATATTCTATCACAGATTTCAACTTGTGGTCTCGTACACCAGTAACGATTTACAAGAACATATACATCATCATCTTTGAGTCCTAGAACATCATAGAACAGTTTATCTTCTTTCTCTTTGTTACGGACAAACTTAATATAATCTCTCCAGTCTTTCCAATCCATTCCAATACTGTCATACTTACCTGCCATAATCGGTTGGTAGTTTCCAAAACCTTGAAAATAAAACAGGTCATCTGTAATTTCAGTTTGTTTCTCTGGAAGATAATGTTCAATTCCAGGAAACTGAATGTAATCTGGTAGAGGTGGGCGAGTCAGTTTTACTTCATTATCACCCCAAGAAATAAAATTAAAGTCTGGAATATAATCATTTAACCATTCAAACTCTGATACAACTGGCCAGTAGACTTCATATCCTAGACTTTTAATATGATGTGCTAGTTTTTGAAGAAATAAAATATCTCCAAGACCACAGGGTTGATAAATTAATCCTAGTTTCATTCTACCTCCATTGGAGTCATCTCTCTCCATTCATCTCTTGTATACTCAATCCATTGCCAAGGTTTCTTAAGAATCCCATCATAGACTCTTTCAGAATACTTATAGTGTCTGGGATGAATCGTAAGTCGTGTTGCTTTGAGGTCCAGTGTCTCCATCACATAATGAAGTGATGTGTCAACGGAGTGCATTTCTTCAGCATTCTCAAAAACCCAACACCAGTCAAAGACTTTACCACCAGGAATATTCGGATCCATCTCAACAACCTTCCCATCATATCCTTCTGGGATTTGCTGATAAACTCCATTCATTGGTTTGTAGACACTATAATATGGATTGATAAAGATAAACGGATCACCTTTCTCTAATCCAAGTCTTTTACGAAGATTCTCTTCCCGTTCAAGATTACGCTCATACTTGAAATAATCTTGCCAGTCATCATAAGAGATTCCTACGGCATCATACTTTGTACCCATTACATCCCAAGATCCTCTTGATTTGGGAACATTAGACAAATCAAGAACTCCAACCTCACCAGAAGGAAGTTGGAGTTGTCCTTGAGCACCAATATGAGAACTAGTAATCATCTGATCCACACCAGCAGACCAGCAAGAAGGAGTGACTGGATGATAAACAGTATGCTCTTGAGATAAAACTGTTGCGATCTTCTGAATAAAGAAGATGTCTCCCAGTCCTCCTGCCTGATCAATAATGATGTTCATCAGTTAATCTTGTCGTACCAATACTTGAGAAGATCATTCAGAGTCGTATCAATATCATACTCTTCCTTGAATCCAGTCAGTTCTACAAGATTAGTAGAGTCACCGTGCTGATAATAGATCTCATGAGGACGCCAGAAGGGTTCATGAATCCTTTGCTCCACATGATCCAAACCAGACAGTTCAATCAATTTATCTGTAAAAAACTGCATCTTACGAGGAGTATCTCCACAAATATTAAAGATGTGGTTGGTAACTTCTGGGTTAATCATTGCCAGATAATAAGCTCTTACGGTGTCACGAACATCCATCACAACACGAGTTGTGCTTAAGTTGCCAACAAGAAGAACAGGATCCTGAAGACCCTTCATCATTCTAGCAATCTGGTAAGCATCAGATGAGATAGAGAAGATCTTACCTCGGCGGGGACCAGTATGGGAGAAAGCACGAGTAATGAATCCCTTAATGAATCCATTCTGCATACGCTCCTGAAGATAAACATCAGTTGCTGCCTTTGATGCTCCATAAGGATTGGCAGGAAGAATCGTATCTTCCCAGTGAATCTTACGACCGTCTTGTCCCACATTACCATAGACTTCAGATGTAGAGCAGAACATCAACTTACAGTCTGGTTGATGATCCACAATTACTTGAATTAGATTAGCACTGCCCATCACATTGGTTTCCATCGTACCAATGGGATCAGTAAAGCTGGATGGAGGATGTGATTGAGCAGCAAGATGAAAGACACCATCAAACTGATACTTCTCAAAGATATTTCTCAAAGAACGATAGTTACACAAATCAGCATACAAAAAAGTAATAGAGTTGTATACTTCATCAGGAACTACATCATGAATGTCAGTCTCCATCCCATTGGTACGACGAATCAATCCATAGATTTCATGACCTTCAGCATGAAGAAGATTTGCTAGGTGAGGTCCAGCAAATCCAGTGATTCCAGTAATTAAAAACTTCATTAATTTACAACTCCTTCAATAAGATCTTTACACACTTCAAGGTCAGCATCAACAGGGAATAGAATCAAGAATCCTTGTGCGACATACGATTCAATTATAACATGAGTTTCGTCAAACAACTCATAGACAAAATCAATACCATCGGCCCCAGCAACTTTCCTTAAGTCCCAGTTGCCACCTTCATAGGGACCATCCTTATAAACTCTCAAATCATCCAGAATGAATACATCTTTTGAAATATCTCTACCACTTTCTTTAATGACTCTTAATTCAGATTCAAGTGGAATTCTTTTTGTAGGGTCTTTTTCACTTGTATAGGTGGCACCATTGATATTAAAATCAGCACCTGGAAAATGAGCATCGTGCCAGAACAGAGTTGGTTCTGGTGACAGAGTTTCCAGAATAGTTTTCATCTCAACATGACTATACCCTTTGATTAGATGAAGATTAGGTGTTCCCTCAAACTTCTCTACCAATTTAGTATGAAGTTCATCCATTAACTCAATAGTATAAACATTGAGATCATCTGGACGCACATTGAGAATATAAGAAAGACTGTCGGCAATTCCAGTGCCAGTCTCCACAAAGTTCTTAATACCAAAAGTCTCAATGACTTCTTTCGGTTTTACTGCTTGATAAATTTGTCCCATGTTAATTAAAGTAATTAAGGTAAATAAAGTCTTCTAAAACTTCCATCTCTTTTGCTTTTTCCAGATTTTCTTGAATGGCATCCATTTTAGAATAGTAAATGTCTTCAGATACATCGAATTCATCTGTCAAATCAATTATACCATCTTTATTGAAATACTTTCCAATATCTGGTGCTCCAAGATAAACAGGAATGGTTCCTGTGGCAAAGCAATCTAAAAGTTTTTCTGTAAAGTAAGTCTCATATTGACCATTCTCAATCGCAACCGAGAACATGTAATCACAAAGACCTTCTTCCTTTAAGGCGATTTCATTAAATCCACGACCATAAAGATCAACCTGATCTCCAATTCTTTCAACCCACTGAAGGCGAAGTCTATGCCCTTCACACATTCTTTTGTTTGAGGCAATCATAGAAATCATCTTTGATTTCTCATAGATCTTTGGTTCCTTGATCCAGAATCCTTGAGCAGGACACCACTTAAACTTTGGATCAATTTTTAAAAGTTCTTGATTATGTGTGAAGATGGCATCAAATGTTTCCAAATATTTTTCTGGAAACATTTTGACTTGATCTACAATTTGTGGAGTGATGTATTTTGATTCCAATAACCAGGCATATTTTGGTCCTTTTGGAGCATCATCCATCCAGGCATAAGGGAGAGTGCTGTCAATATAAAAAGAGCACTCTCCTCCCTCTTTGACCCATTCAATATACTTTGACTCTTTACCATGAACGGAATATCCTTTGTTTCCATTTGTAAGATGAGTAAAAGTATCTCCGATTAAATTAAACTTTCTTCGCATTGATTTGCTCACTAATCCATGAATAAGTCTTACGAATACCTTCTTCAAGAGATTGAGAGTAATCCCAACCAAGTTCTCTACGGATCACATCGTTATTTGAGTTACGACCACGAACGCCTAGAGGACCAGGAATATGATTCTTCTCAACGGTTTTACCAGAAACTTTAGCGGCAGTATCAACCAGTTGATCAATCGTCACCATCTCTTCAGACCCAATATTTACAGGACCAATAAAGTTAGAATCCATCATACGGCGAGTTGCTTCAATACACTCATCAATATAAAGGAATGAACGAGTTTGTTTTCCGTCACCCCAGACATCAATGGTGCCGCCGTCTTCTGGAAGATATGCTACTTTACGGCAGATTGCTGCTGGTGCTTTTTCTCTTCCACCGTCCCAAGTTCCTTCTGGTCCAAAGATATTATGATACCTAGCAACCCGAACAGGGATCCCGTAATTACGATGATAAGCGAAAAAAAGTCGCTCTGAAAAAAGTTTCTCCCAACCATATTCCGAATCTGGGTTAGCAGGATAGGCGGATTCTTCACGGCAGTCAGGATTGTCAGGATCGAGTTGATTGTGCTCTGGATACATACATGCCGATCCAGAATAGAAAATCTTGGTGCTATTCTTACCCAGACGCTCATTCATCTGGTGTTGCATTTCCAAAACATTCAAGTTAATTGTTGCCGAATTGTGCATGATGTCGGCATCATTATCACCAGTGAATACAAATCCTGCACCACCCATGTCAGCAGCAAATTGATAGATCTCATCAAATGCCTGAATATAACGATAAGGAACTGAATTATAAAAATTACCTCTATCTCCTTTGTACTCAAGAACACGACGAACAAAATCTACATCACGAAGATCCCCAAGAACAAATTCATTCGCTTCGTGTTCTGAATATTCTGGATACTTAAGGTCTACACCACGAACCCAATATCCTTCGGAACGCAGTCTGCGAACCATATGACTTCCAATGAAACCACCAGCACCTAGCACCAGTGCTTTCTTCATATACTGACTCATAAAATCATAAACTCTATAGTATGTATTATACAAAAAAAGAGGGGTCTTGTAAACCCCTCTCGTTAAGCTCAGGCTCGCCACCAATTCTTTGACTGGAAATTGGAAACCAGGCGGGAGAGAGTCCCATCCGCACCAGGGTTGTTAGCGTGTCTCCATCACGGGCATAAGGGGATTGACTCCACCACCTAGTTTGCCTTAACTAGGAAAAGTTGAACTAGTTTTGGTATCTCAATAGCGGCATAAAAACCACATAAGAAAAGAATGTCCCAAAACTTATATTTGATGGCAAAGGGAACGACAAAGACATTCCCAATACACTTCACAAATAAACCGATTTTCATATCTCCCCATAACAGGAAAAAGTAACCTGATAGGAGGAGGATATTACCAATGTATCGGAATACATTAGACTTTGACATAAGGGGTTTGCTCCCGACCAGTACTTTTAAAGACTCTCCGTGTCTTCTTCATCGTCCTTCACATAAGCAGGCACCATATCGGGGTCTAACCAGCAGGTATAGTCGTGGTCTTCCATAGCAGTAATGAGTTGCATCTCATTATCGCAAAGGTACATATCACGATAACGCCCAGTATATGCGTCTACTTTTTGAATACGGCAATCAGGTTTGCCGTTGATTTCAAGAGTGCCGACTTGAACATACCGATAAGGAAAACGCTCAAGCAGAACAGTAGGTTTCCTAACGACTTTCATCAACCAACCTCAACAGACTGAAGATCTTGGTCAATATACTCCATAAGCATTTCGTAGTCGTCAAGGGGGTCACCAGAAAATACGACGCCCTCATTTTCGTAGAAGCGACGGACCTTTTTATAAAGTTTCGGATTCTTTACATCAAGGTAGATTTCCCCGTTAGCAGCAAGTTGAAGAGTGCTAACATCCTTTTTGAACTTTTGAATCAGAGACATTGTTGTGTTTGAATACCTGAATATTATAAGTGTTTGACTTTATGTAGTCAAGTGTGCCAGTCAGGAAACTGGCGAGTCCGGATATTCAGATTTGAACTGAAATTATTCCTGCTCCCAAAGCAGGTGCCATGACCAAGTTAGGCGATATCCGGTTGCGTTGAGTGGTTTTGCCTCCCAACAGAACTAATTATACTACTTCTTGTGCCCCTTGTCAAATGGAGCCCAGTGCTGCCAGTTGTATTTGTGGACTGCCCACATACCCATAATGGGCACAACAATCAAGGCATAACACATAATGCCTAATACTACTTGATTGTTAAGTGCTGCTGCTGCGAAGTGTCCCATTAGATTATAGACATAAAGAACAAGAAAAACCCAAATGCTATAAAGAACCCAAGAATTAAGAATTGTGATCCCATATCAATTCCATTCCTCATAGTATCTTCTAAAATATGAATCAACCTTTTTTAGGTCATCCAAATGAATATCACAGGTGTAATTATTATCATCACACCATTGTAGTGCCATCCAATGAAAATTTTCTTCTCTCATCACTCTCTCAATGCCATAACTTCTGGCAAAGGAAGACATAACAAAATTCCAACACTGACTAGTGTGCTGTTCCATTTCCCTTATAGTCGTCACTATCGTAATAACTTCCTTTCTTTGACCCAACATAAAGAGTAGCAACCACGAATGGAATTGCTAATACAATCAAAAATCTACCAAGCAAATGTGCCATTACATTCCTCCTCCGTTTTTAAATCCAATTAAGTAACCAATAATAAGTCCACACATAAATGCCACAAACATATAGAGCATATGTGAAAAGAAGTCAATAAAGATAAACCATTCTTCAGTCGTCATTTTCTTTCATTAACTCCTCTATACGCCTTCTCATATCAGTCATTTTTTTATTCTCACGCTCACAATGGCGATAACCACGCTGCCCCCTGAATATCATTGTGCCTTGATAAAACATTGTGGCAGCAAAAACCAATAGTAGGACTATGCCTATTATTTCAGGGTAATGTTGAGCCATGGCAGTAATGGTGGAATGACGCCTATGAGTCTTAAAAGTCCTTCAGCAAATAAAGCAAGAACCACCCAACCGACGCACATACTAATGATACTAGCATTACGGTTGTGTCGTCGTATTGCTGCATCTATCATCTCCTTTACTTCACTGCGAGTTACATAATCGTCATCAAAGGGTTCCATCATTTCTCGTCTCCAAGAAACTTTGCCAGAGGGTCTCTTCTGGTCTTTACGATTTCAACTGCTCTCTTATAGAACATATTATCCATGTTCCCAGAGGCTTCAAAAGTCTCCTTGATCTTCACCCAGTTCTCGTAGGTGTGCTGATCCATAGGGTTACGGTTGAATACTACTAGTTATGCTAGTCGGTAGTTTCAACTTGTCAAGTTTGTTAGGGTTTGATGATAGTGTTTAAGGAAATGTTAAATCTTAAATAAAACGGAGAGAGTAGGATTCGAACCAACGGAAGCTTTCACTTCGGCAGTTTTCAAGACTGCTGCCTTAAACCACTCGGCCATCTCTCCAATAAGAACATTATAATACAAAATGAATCAAATGTCAACTACACAATCTTTTTTTACATCTATAAAAAGAAACTTCATCGGAGCATCAGAAAGATTTGCCCCTTCGTGTATATAGTCCATCACTTCATAGACCTTTGGAACTCCTTCTTCCCAAAAGACCTTTTCACCCTGCCAAATCATATAACACTTTTCTCTATCAGGTATCTCCAAAGGAATCTGAATTCTCTTATAAGGTTCCCGATAAATGTTTGGGTCTCTATGAGGTTTTAAAATTGTTCCCGAATCAAAAGAAGAATATCCCGAATAAAGAATATCAGTATTTTGATGAACCTTTACAACTTCATCCGTCATCAATTTTTTTCTAATCGTTACTGCCTTACCAACACCCTTCAACCAATAGTGGTGAATATCAGTATTACAGTATCCTTCTGTCGTTGGTGCTTTTTTAGTTGGAAATTCAGTTTGTTTTGCCCATTCATAAAGAGATTGTAACTCAACTTTAGTGATCATTTACTTAACAATAATAGTGAGTTATAATAAATCATAATATAGAATAAAAAAAGATAATGAAGCAAATCAATTATATGTGTAATGATGGTGCGATGGCAATCTATCTTTTCTTCATTCCGTATTATACCAAAAAAAGTTATCTTTGGTTAGAATATTTAGATTACCATAATTCACCAGACATAAAAGAAAGAATTGAATCTCTTGCCCAAAGAATTCATTATGATGAAAAAACAAAACTTGCGGAAATTGGTTGGGAAGCAAAGTACACAAAACAACCTTATGACTTTTCTCTGGAAGATAGAAAGAAAGTATTTTTTAGTTTTCTTAAAGAAGCACAATACTCATTACACAATGGATTTGATTCACTGAATATTAAACCAAATCCAGGAGACATACTTGTAGGTAAACCACAAGGAGTCAAGATCAATCAAGGTTTTACAGATTCATCAATTGAACTTGGCACAAGGCAAAGAGCACTTGTCGGAAAACGATTCGGTCTTGGAAATGTTTATGAAGATGGATTTCAATATGGTAAATATGATGAGAACCTGAACATCATACCAATATGAAAAAAGAATTTAAATCTATAATAACAGAACTGGGTATTGAATCATCTCAAAGAATATATGAATCACCAGACAAAATAACTGTTCGGATTCCAACAGATTATGATCACATCCTATTCTTGGGAGTTGTCTGTGTCATATACAAAAATAAGATGAGTTTTTTGTACAAAGACTTTGAGACTCATAGTGATTCAGAAAGAGTTTTAAACATCGCAAACAAACTTAACTTAAATACTTCTGGAAGAGCAATACGACCTGATTGGCAGATTCAACATTCAACAGACCCAAGATTCTTTACGACAGAAGACAATAAAAAAGTTTTGTCTTACTTCATAAATGGTATTAATAATGTTATTAGAAATGGTGATGGAATAATTACACCAAAACCAAATGATATTTTGATTGGTCTTCCTTGGGATGGATCTTTATTTACTAACATTCACCATCCAAATAATGCCAGAAAAAGATCTGCCCTAAACAAAAAGTTAGGATTTGGTGAAGTTGATCAATATAACTATCAATATGCAGTCTATGATAAGGACCTTAACCTAAACCCTATCTAATTTCAAAATCAAGTCTTCTAACTTTTCTTTGGCGTCTTTCTTCCTGCCACATAATATCTTCTTGTGATAGGATATTCTTTTTATTTTTAGACTGATAAGAATTCAACATAACGACCTGTGATAAGTCAACTGCCGAAACCTTATCACCACGAATTGTTGCCATGTTGGGACAACCACATGTCACCGTTTTATTCTGATGCCCTTCTAACTCCTTACCACAGGAGCGGCATCTTATTTTAATGTTTTCCATTTTCTATTAATAATTATTCAGTAAATGATCTCAACATCCAAACAAACTTTCCATGTGCTTCGTTTAAATCATCAAGTAGATTAACAGTTCCTCTTGACTTTTGATTATCTGCTTCTACTGCAGCAGCATCAAGCATACTAATAATCTTCTTATGATCCTCAAGGAGATCACGAATCATTTCCATTTCGGAAAGATTGGATTTTGCTTCGGAGACACCAGAAACTTCTAGAACTCTTGACAATGAACTAATGGGTTTAATTGACAAGAATCTCATGTGCTCTGATACACGATCAACCTCTTCTTGTATTTCCTGGTATTGCTCACCAAACAAATCATGGATCTGTTTAAAATCAGGTCCAACAATGTGCCAGTGATAAACCCAAGTTTTTTGGAACAGCAAGAAAAGAGATGCTTGTGTATCAGAAAGTAGTTTATATAGAGTTTCCATTATACTCTTTTTTGAGTATTTATAATGGGCGATACTGGAATCGAACCAGTGACTTACCACTTGTAAGGAGGCCACTCTACCGCTGAGTTAATCGCCCTTATGTACACATTGTAGCATATACTCTACGGTTTTGGCAACATCTTCCATTGCTAACCGCAGGTCTTCTCTTTGTCCAGATTCTTGCCTACAAACAGGGCGTCGGTCATCAACAAGAGTCCAACGCCACTGGTTCATATCAGCACAATACCAGAGATTAATTTTCATTCTTGTAATATTCCAGTTTGATCCAGTTTAAAAGAGCATAAGTTTCTGGTAGTTCTGACTTATGATCTTGGTAGTCAGTATCAGTTAACATATTCTCTTTTTCATAAAACTCAATTTCACTAGAAAGATAATCAATATAATGATTAATAGCAGTGATCGCAAGTTGCCTATCCCGTTGCGAAATAAGAGACATAAAACTCCTAACTCGTTAATGATACTACAATAAAAAAGGGGGTTTTGTCAACCCCCATTGTTATATTATGTAGTTAAGTTATCAGAAGGAATAACGGACCTTCAGTTCACCACCGAGAGCGAACACTTCACTATCAAAACCATACTCACCAGCAACTTTTGCTTTGCCAGTCAGGTTTCCAGCGATGGGGAAGTTCACACCAACTTCACCAACACCAACAGCTTCGTTGGTGCCACCATTGTTCCACTCATAACCAGGACCGATTTCACCGAATACGGTTACACCACCAGTCTTCTGCTCATAACCAGCACGAAGTTCGGTTTGAGCACCGGTGAAATCACCACCATCGCTGATAGTACCAGCAGCAGTGGTCTTGCTTTCAACATAAGGGCCAGCGAACGCAGCGGTGGCAAGGAAAGGAGCAGCAGCAACAGCTGCGATTGCGGATTTAAACATAATAGTACCTCTATATTTTCTCGCAGAGTTATACCTGCGGATGTAAGGAGAACCGACATTCTCCGTTTGATTCAGTGACTCAACGAGTATTTGAGGTCTTATCACCTGAATGTATGTATTTTAACATTCTCTTTAGATTTTTGTCAAGGGGGTGGAAAACCGAACTTTATAAGCGAAAGACGAGATTCGAACTCGCAACAACCTGCTTGGAAGGCAGGGACTCTACCGTTGAGTTACTTTCGCAGGCGGTGGGAGATTTCTCTCCCAAACACTACCCACACGGAAGGGATTATAAGACGGAGTTTTATTTCCGTCAAGCCCCCGACTGGATTTGAACCAGCGACCAATGGTTTACAAAACCATTGCTCTACCACTGAGCTACAAGGGCGTGGCTCCGAGTGTCAGAATCGAACTGACCTATAACAAATTAACAGTTTGCTCCCGCACCTTGCGGGCTACTCGGAATAAGGAAACATAAAGTTTCCAACAGGCTCACTAGGAATCGAACCTAGAACAAGTGCTTAGAAGGCACGGGTTATATCCATTTAACTATGAGCCCCTGTTGACCTTCTTATTATACTACTCCTTTGGGCAGTCGTCAACCCATACGGCACAGATTCTCATTTCTCCACCAAGCAGTCTCTGTGCCTCACTGCCGTCTGGTGGTTTCTCAACATACTTTTGTTTGTATTTTCTATCATAATCGGAAATAATCCGATCATACTCGGGTGTGACCTCATCAATTGCTCTGGTTACATCTCTAATGACTCTTCTTTCAGTCTTCTCTGGGTCTTGGATAATGAGTTCGTTGAGAATACCAAGTGGGAAATATTTTCTTTGTAACTCATCCAACATATCCCAGAGTTTTGTTTCACTGATTCCAGTAAATGTTGAAAGTGCTGCGATAAGAAGTGAAACGATAATACTGACTTTTATTATCTCTCGTTTATCTGGTTTTTTCTTACCAAACTGAAAGTTAATCATAAGGGAGAGTAAGCAGCACTCTCCCTATTTATTCTATTGTATCAAACCTCTACCTTGATCAGTCGGTTGGCATAATCATGAGCATACGAAGTGCGAGCACCATGATGCCCCCAACCAATCCAACTATACGCATAGTCCATGTAACGATTGATAGACTTACCAGGAGTTTTCATCCTGTCTTCAATTCGTTGCCATTGAACTTCAGTCGTCAGATAACGAAGTTGCGTGTGTAAGTCTGATGGTTTCCCACCATACTTATTAGCAAAAGCACCCAATCCATAATAACGGTTGGCAGATGTCCATTGAATCAGTCCGTAACCGCCGCCGCAGTTACTCCAACTGGTTCTACTACCACCTTCACAAATGTTAGGAACAAAAGTTGATTCCTGTCTAATATTGCCCATGATGGTAGCAAGGGCGTTTCTGTCTTTAATACCACGATCCTGGAAGTATGCCAGGGTAGCATTCTCTTGTTCATTACACCCTTTACAAATTAACCTTGTCTCTTTAGGTTTTTCGGGAGCAACCTCTTTGGTCGCTGTCTTCTCATCTACAAGATTCAATTGTTCTGTTGTAAAAGGCGGGGGAGGTCCCTGCATCTTGTAGTTGACGAATGGCAGTGTTGCCGCATTGGTTGTAACCGTTGCCAGGAGAGGCAGGGCTACTGTAAAGAAATTTTGCATTAACTCCGATTGAACTCTACATCCGAATAGAAGGGGGGTATACCACAACCATCTCTGGGGGCACCTTCCTCGGCTCTAAATGTCACTTCAATGACTCATAATAAAAAACCCAACTTTTGGTTGGGTCTAAACATAATAAGTTACTATTTAGATTTTGTCAAGGATTCAATTTTAAAAGTGGTCTCGCTAAATACTTTTAGTGTTTATCACAATTCAAATGAAAAGACTATTTCTAGCCTTTTCGTTATTCCTAACAAGTCCAGTCTTTGCAGGGGAAATCACCCATAAGATTGTTGATTCGGTACAACTGACTGTTGACGGTGCTGCTTCTGCCGCCACCAGAATCGGTTCTTCATATGCCGTAACTGGAAGCAACATTTCCGCCACAACTTTCGGTGGTCTTACTGCCCCCGCAAGTGCCACTGCTGCTGCGACTCAAATTCAAGGTGCTTATGATGTAAACACCGCTGGTCAAGCATTCAGTTTCTCTGAATCCTTTACTGTTGGTGATGCTGTTTCAAGTGGCACAACTGTAACATCTGGTGTTGTTGGTTCTCTTCCTGCTTTTGGAAATGTAACAACTTCCTCTGGTGGTGTTGCTGGTTCCCTTGCTGGTTCTCTTTCTGGCACTGGTGTTCCTACAGTCACTGCTGGTGGTGCTGGGACTCAAGCAGTTGGTCAAAGATCTATCGAGTTAAGCGTATTTAAATGAGACTTATAACTCCCGTTTTGCTAGTAGCGGCGGGACTTATATCTCCCGCTCTAGCAGTGCCCGTTACGCCTAACTTTACCAGCGGCACAATGACTTCACACACGGAGTCCACAACAACTGTAAATGAAACTATTCGCCAAATTGACTATCAAACAGGATGGAGTTACACAGTTACAGGGACAAACATCAATATTCCCGCAACACCACAAGTAGGAACACCTTATACCATTTATCAGAATGGTGCTCCATTCCAGTTCTCGGAAACTTATTCGGGTCCAGGAATGATAAAAGACACAACTGTGATTCGCAGTACATCCATAATGTCTGTTACCGACACAACCTCCGTGTTTACCCAGTAAGGTGTCTTCACACAATAGCATCCGTCCTTGCTATCACTGTCTCTGCGACCCCTGTATATGCGGAAGGGGATACTCCAATCACTGCGGTTGCCAACCCACAGGCAACCTCAACAGGAAGCGTAACAAACCAGGCAGTTCAGGTTTTACAAGGTCCATACGTTACCAACTCATACGGTGGTGGCGTAAGTTGTCAAGGACCAACCTTTAACCTAACACCATTCCTTACAACTACCAACAGTGGTCAGAAACCATTTGAAGATTATGCCAACATTGATAATGACCCCACAACCCCATTAGAAAGAACTGGACAGAAAGACAACTGGGCAAAGAACTTTGGCATCTCTGGCACCATCTCTATTCCTTTAGATGGTGGTCTACAAGCACGCTGTAAGGAAGCAGCAGAGACTTGGACTAATCGCCAGAAGGCGGAGACTGATAAGGCTCGTTTGGACTTTGAGCTCGTCCGCCTCTTAAAATGC